ATAAGAACCGGATCGAGGTATTCACAGATAAGCACCATATAACGATAACAGGAGAGCGTTTATCAGAATACCCAGAGACTATAGAGGATCGATCCCAAATTATAGAGTCAATATACAATGAAGTTATGGAAGTGAAAGCTTCCAAAAAGGCAGAAAAGAAGCAAAATAGGATTAAAACTAAAAGAATAATTTATGATTGTAAAGCAGAAGCTAAAAAGAAATATGTGGCCGTTGCTATTGAAGATGAAGTAAAGATACTCGAAGGAACGTCAGAAGGCGACCGAAATAATCAGCTCAACAGATCCGCCTTTGCGATTGGTCAGTTTGTCGGAGCCCACTTATTAGGTCGAAGAGAAGCGGAAAGAGAACTCCAAAGGGCCGCACGAAAGTGTGGGATGGATGAAAGCAAAGACGGAGTAAATGCGACCATCCAGAGCGGCTTAGATGATGGGGAATTGAGCCCCAGGGAGATACCCGACCAGGAAGAAACGAGACAAACGCCTCTTCCCACGATCATAATAACAACAGAAGAGCCGAAAGAGAAATCTAAACCTGCTCTCACCAAGACCACACAGAAAGAAGAGAAAGAATCAACCGCCACTGCCTTAGTAAATCTTGCTATTAAAAACAGTTTTGAATGCTGGCATACCCCGGACGGAGCCGCTTTTATCACAATCCCCATAAATTCGCATAGAGAGCATTATAGAATTTCTACCAAAGCAAATAAGATAAGAGCCTGGTTAGGCCGTCTCGGAAGAGATTTGATAGGTTCGACTCCTAGCGTTTCCTCTATCAGAGACGCAATAAACAATCTGATTGGAATCGCCGTCTATGACGGTAAAGAATATCAGATGTATGTCAGGAAGGCAGAGATTGGTGGTAAGATCTATGTCGATCTCGGGGATGCCTCCTGGAGAGCCGTTGAGATCTCGGAGGATGGTTGGAAGATTGTTGAGAACTGTGACATCCGATTCAGGCGATCCAAGAACATGCTTCCTTTGCCATTACCAGAGAGAGGCGGAGAGATTGACAGTCTCAAGAGCCTCATCAATGCCGGTACAGACGAAAATTGGGTTCTAACCCTGGCATGGCTCTCACAAGCATTCTGGTGCCGGGGACCGTATGCACATCTGTACCTCCGGGGCACACAAGGCACCGCCAAGTCCTACATGATGCAGACCTTGAAGTCGATCTCGGACCCCAGCGCGGCCATTAAGAGAAGACTTCCAAAGTTCGAAAGAGACGCTGCCATAGCACTTGGCTCGGAGTCGGTGCCATGCTTCGACAATATGAGCGGCATAAGCGATGATATAGCCGATCTGTTATGCGTGGCCTCGACCGGGGGTGTGTCCAGCCAACGGGCGCTCTTCACCGACGATGAAGAGGCGATTATCTTCCTCAAGTGCCCCATAATCGCCAATGGTATAGAGGATCTAGGACAGCGTGGGGATCTCCTGGATCGTACAATTGTACTCGATCTAGATCCGATCCCCGAAGAGGAGAGGCGAACAGAGAAAGAGATGCAAGCGGCCATTGATGAGAATCGGTCGAAACTCTTCGCCTGTCTCTTGGACCTAACGGTGAACGGGCTCAATAATATCGATACTATTGAACTCGAAAAGCCTCCAAGGATGGCCGATTTTGCGGAGTGGGCTTGCGCGTGTCTGGGAGACGCTGCAAATCGATTCCTTGAGATCTACTCAGACGCCAGGATAAACACATCGGTTGATTTGGCTGAAATGAACCGTCTTCCTGCTGCAGTTTTCAGTTTTGTGAATAGCAGACCTGAAAAGATATGGAAGGGAAGCGCGTCTCTTTTGTTGGCGGAATTGAATTTACATACGGGAATATATCCGGGACATGAACCGGCTGATTGGCCAAATACTCCGGATAGAATGGGGTCCGAATTGCGAAGGTTCTCGCAAGCACTTGAAACAAAAGGCATCACCACCTCGTATACACGCGCACATGGCGGAAAGAGAGTGATCAACCTGGTCTATAGAGACACCAGTGTCACCATAGAGACACCCCCAAAAACGCTATTAGGTTACACTGGTGACACTGGTGACACTACTATTTCAAAGTTTAAAACAGATATTAAAGAGAAGAGTGTCAAAGAGACACCGAAAGAAGAACAAATTTTCAAACTTTCGAATCATAGTGTCACCAGTGTCACCAAGTCTGTAGATAACGGTTCTGATGGTGACACACCAAACATACCAAGCGTCACCCCGGAAAGTGTGAACAGTATCCGAATAGCTGCAATGCAAGAATACGGCACCAATGGGTGTGTTGATGCTCGAACAATAGCGGCAAAACTGAAGATCGTTCTCTATGAAGTTACTGATTGGTTAGATGAGAACTACGATAAAACCGCCAATGGGCAATATGTTCAACGAAGATCTAAAATCTAGATCTTCTTTTCGGTCGAAACTTCCCGGGCCGTTCGACCTAGGAAGCGACACGAAACAGAACCAGAATAGAACAAGATGGAGATGTGAAAGAATATGGCAGCAAGTGAAGTACTCGGAAAAGTTTTGGATGGGCAGGCGACCTGGATACTGAGGATGGAAGAGGAGAGTGTCAAGGGAGGCCAATTCCTGACGATGAAGCCCAATGATGACAAGCAAGTCCAATTCCTCACAGAGCAGCCCGAAGAAGGAATCAACGAATTTGAGGGCAAGAGCAGACCAGAATTCAAGTTTAGTGTTCGAGATATGAACACCAAGGAGACCATCTCCTGGGCGGTCAGGCAGAAGGAAGTAATGCAACAGTTGATCGCGATCATGAAATTGAACCACCTCATGACCCTGAAGGGTTGCATTCTGGACGTTTCTACCCGGGGCCCGGATTCAAAGACGAAGCACTGGTTCCTAAGGTTGATCAGTCTCCCAGGACAGGCGCAGGACGCACCACAGCAGGCTCGTCCTGCCCCTATCCCCGTCTCTGAGGCAGACAGGGAAGCATCATTCCAAGCTAGGCAGGGCAAGGCTCCTGTAGACCCACAGGGAGCAGCATGGCTGGAAGGCCAGAAGAGCGGACTATCACAGGCACCGAGCGCAGCCGAGCAGGGAGCCCGGTAAACCCTTTTTGGAGATGATGAAGATGGGATTCTTGCTAGAATCAATCGGTGCCAATGTCAGGTTGACAATCACTGCAAAAGAATCGTTCCGAGTAACACACGATACAGATGGTAATATCATGTTGGGGGGTCCGAGCGATGCTTGGCGCGGTCTGGCAGAATTGTTGGCAGGAGAATTCTTGGAAGCGGATGAATTGAACGAGGATGATGAAGATGACCGAATTTCCCCGTAGTAAGACGTCAGAACTCCAGGAGGCCCGAGGTAACCTAGAATACTTTTATCACAAGGTCGTGTCCCTGGCGGGTGCACAGGAGCGAATCAAGGCAGACCTCCAGCTCTGCCAGAAGGAACACGCGAAATGGGAAAAGAGGGTCCAAGAGATGGAAGAGAAGGCGAAGGCATGAGTCGAGAGAAGCGTGGGGCCAAAGGCCCTAGCGAGCGTGCCCCATTGGCGAAGTTGCGAGAAGAGAATGCGGAGGCTCAGGAACTACATAGAGAGACACTCATGAGGCGAATAATCAGGAGACCACCGCAGCAATGAGAGGACGCCTGCCTTTCAAGATGGCCTCCCTTTTAGCGGTCATCCCCTCGGACACCGAGTGGATGGCCCGGGACTTGCCTGCTGTCATCGTAGACGGCAAGAAGGTCGGGACATCTGCATTTCGGGATTTGCACGATGCTGGGCTGACGGAGATTGTGGGCAGAGGCAAAGGCCAGGGGATGCATAGCCTACGAATCTGGAGGCTCACGGAATACGGGAAAACGAGGAAGGGAGGTGAGATCTGATGGGGCAAGCTGACATCTTACAGTGGTTCGAGGTTCATCCCGGATGGCATAGCGTCTACGAATTGGCCCAGGACCTGGGCAGACATTCCGCCAATGTCCGCAAGATTGTGGCAAAACTAAGACGAAACGGAGACCTTGAGTGCCGAAATGTGGAAGGATCGCTGAAAATAATCTATCGCGTTAATAAACCGAGAGTGTGATATTGATGATTGGAGATTCTTTGACTGTACCCGATCAGCCCAAAACGGGAGAAGCCAGGAACGACTGGAGGTATCTTTCGAATTCCTGGGAATCTTGGACGGGCGAAGGCGGACGCCTGGACATAATCGATTACATCTGCCCGAAATGTCACCAAAACATTTTATATCAACTTCACAGTTCATCTTGTTTCCATTGCGGAACACCCATTTTTGGCTTTCCTCGTCGGAAGTTGGACGCAGAACAGCGTCGGAACTGGCGAGATGATCATTTCGAGGGGATGAAATATGCCGGGCCAGACAAATTATCTCGAATGGAAGCCAAGCGAAAGGCCTCTTCTGGTGGCAGGCCCGGTAAGGGTGCCAGAAATAAATAATTCATCTAATATTCATTTTCCAAATATAATAGAAATCATGAGGGATGAAGTGGCTCTTTCGCGGTGACGACCATGTATCTGAGAACCATTCATAACCGTTGCAAAAAATGTGGCACATCTCTTCATGCAATCCAATCTACGTGGCAAGAGGAATGCGGCATGTGTCATCGGAAAGAGAGAGCTTTGCAGCATACTGGAAATTCGGCCGGGGATTGACATGAGAACCATCGACTTGGACTTGTGGCAGGAAGGCGCTGCCCTGGGTTTGCCCAAGATCATCGTCACATCTACTCGAAGCTCAGCAAGCTGAGCCAATACGTTCTGCCCGGTTCTGCATAGCCGGGCAATCCTCCACTTACTATCATGATCATCTCAAATTTGAGGCAATGCATAAGGTGCCCGGATACTCGAACCATACAGAACCAGGCTCTAAGAGCCAGATGTGATATTCCGGGATGTATGTGGGCAGATTCCGCTATACTGTGACACGATAGCGCCTGCCTTTCATAGTCATCACTGGTGACACGGCTGACTGGATACCTGATTTTTGGGTCCCCTCCTACCCATTGAGCCTACAATCTTTCGCCGTACCCGACTGACCGTTCTAATTTACAATTCTGGATTGATACCATGTGGCAAAATCAAAACCTCCTCGTTGTTCTATTTGCGCGGACAAAAATCGATGTGCAATAGACCTAGAATACATCAGATCGCGAGATCAACGCGGAACTGCGCGGAAATTCAAGGTATCTGAAGATGCTCTTTGGAGGCACATAGACAAGGGGCACATTTCGGAAGCAGTGAAAGCCTCTGAGAATGTAAATCTCGCTAATCATGGTCTGAACATGCAGACATGTGCTCAAGAGATCTATGAAGTTGCCGTTGGATCTGCCAAAGACGCCCGGGCAGCTCGTCAATTTGGTGCGGTGGGATCTTGCTTGAATCCCGCGGCCAAAGTCCTGGAGATCCTGAACAAAGGCAATGACAAAGACGACGACCGACCCGGTATAGATCGAGCAGTGGAACAAATGAAGCATGACAGAGACGTTAGAAGAGCCAAGTTATGACGGCTGGCTTTTTCCAGAACCCGATTCGAAACATGAAGATGTCATTTTAGATTTCAATTTCGAAGATTATAAGCTATCCGTTCTTTGGGGTTCGGTCTCCAGCGGAAAGACTGTAAGCAGCTCCGAAGCCTGGGTGAGCCTCATCAAACGTGCTCCCAAGCATTATCCCTTCGCCATGATAGGGAAGACAGAACTCACCCTGGAAGCTAATGTCTTAGACCCGCTAACCGATTGGCTAGGGTCCGATGTCTGTTATAAGCGCGGAAACGTGGCCTGGATCTATGGGCATAAGGTAAGGCTTTACGGGGCCAACGATGCCAAAAGCAGATCCAAGATACAAGGCAAGTCTCTCTATGCCTGGTATGGTGACGAAGTAACCACCTGGCCGGAAGACTTCTTTATGATGGCCTTGTCCCGGCTCAGGGTTGGAAAGTCGAAGGCGATCCTCACCATGAACCCCGAGGGGCCGTATCATTGGTTCCATAAACAGATTATAGAACGGGCAGATAATCCTGCGATCCGGGCAAAACTCTATCATTTCACGATGGAAGACAACCCATATCTTCCAAAGGATTACAAAGAATGGATTTCTAGCTTGTATGTACCTGGCACGGTATGGCACAAGAGATGGATTCTCGGAGAATGGGCAGCAGCGGAAGGAGCTATTTATGATTTCTTTGACCCCGAACCAAAAGGCGGTTATGTAGTCAATGAAGTTCCTGAAGAATTCGACCGATATCATGTAGGCATAGATTATGCCAACTCTTCTGTTAATGTGATGCTTCTGTTAGGTCGTTCTGCCGAGGTCTGGTATCTCCTCAGAGAGAAATATTGGGACGCCAAGAAGCAGGGCCACCAGAAGACCAACACGGAATACTCTAAAGACTTTGCGGATTTGATAGAGGGCAAACGCGTTAGAACAGACTGTGATCCTGGTGGCGGTGGAGCGGGGCTAATCACGCAATTGAGGCGGGATTGGCAAGGGCATGGCTATATCATCAATGCAGCTATGAACCCTGTTATCCCTGGCATCCAGGCCGTGACCAGCCTCATGACCTCGGGGAAACTTAAGATTCATTCTTCTTGTCGAAATACGATACAAGAAATTTCTAATTATGTTTGGGACTCTAAAGCCCAAGAGAAGGGCGAGGACAAGCCCCTAAAAGTGAATGACCATTGCGTGGACGCGCTTAGATACGCTATTTTGAGGGAAACAGCAGGCACAATGAAAGTAGGCCCGAAGCCCGCAGGATTCTAAATTATGTTACGTTGTGTGATTTGTGGCGAAGACCTGGGCGAGCATGACGGCTATATCCGGGGATCGATATCCGGGGAAGTCGTAGAGCTTCTATCTTCATCCACACCCAGGACAACGGGTCAAAAGAACTCCTGGGAGGGCGTGGCCTTCTGCCTGAAGCACTTCGAAGACATACCTAAGAACATTGCTGAGAACCTTGGATTGATCGCGAAAAATAGGAAGCTAAACGATGATAACGGACACTGAAAAGATTTTTGCGATTGGTCAACCCTGGCCACCCTCGGACCCAGATACCAAGGACCGCCTCGCTATCTATGAGCGAAACGAAAATCTTTTCGAGGGCTGTCATGAGAAGGTCTGGCAAGACGAACTCAGGAGGCTCCGGGGCGACAAGTCCGGAGACCTCAGGCTTAAACTCAATTACTTCCAACTGATATCCCTATTCTGGGCTGATATGGCAGTCGGTGAGGTCCCTGATGCTAAGGCAGATGAAGAGCAGCCGGCACAGGTCGACGCACTCAAGCGGATCATCCAGTGGACAGATCTCTGGTCAGTTCTGGATGATGCCATAATCGATATGAGCAAGTGTGGCGACGCTCCGATCAAGATCCGATACCAAGAGTACGGCATCGTCGAGAACATCCCACCGGAATACTGGTTTCCTGTTGTCGAAGCCTCGAATGTCAAGCAGCTCAAGGCGCACATCATAGCCTATGAGTTCGATGATCCAGGCACGCCGGCGCAGACCGTTGATATCCCGACGATGATCCCTGCCACCGCGCAGCTTACCGACGCGCAGATCAAGGCGGTAGAATCGGGGAATGTCCTGACATCTTCTGATAAGATCTCCTTTCTCAAGGTCGAAATTCATACGGTCGGGCAGATCGAGCACCGACTCTATCGGTTGAAAGATAAGAAGATCAATGCGCAAGTGGATCTCAATTCGTTCCCTGATTTCAAGGCGCTGCAATCTATTGAGCCAACGGGCTTAGACGATTTTGCTATTATCGTCCTACATAATACAACTTCCACAAAAAGGTATCATGGTAAGGAAGACTATTCGATCTTCTTGGATGTGATCAAGGAACTGGAGATAAGATATCCTCAGGTTTTCTTCATACTGGACAAGCACAGCGATCCTTCCATGTACGGTCCGCCTATGGAAGAGCAAGACCCTCGGGACGGAGAATACAAGGTACAGGGTGGTTCGAGGTATTACGCACTAGCTGACAAGGAGCAGGCAATACCGGGCATGATCACCTGGGATGGTCAGCTCGCGGCCAACTTTCAAGTCATAGCGGGCGAATCCTGGGGCCTCATGCAGAGATTCTATGAACTGTCCGAGACTTCCAAGGTCTGTTTCGATTCTAGCGCGGGCGGGCAAGGACTGTCTGCCCAGGCTCTTAGGCTCATGATGTGGAAGCCACTCAAGAAGGCAAACAAGATCCAGAGGCGGCTTACTCCGGTCGTACAGCAGCTTATCAGGCTCGCGTCCCTGGCTGAAGTGAACATGTCCATGAAGGACGCTGTAGTGATCGAGAACGTTACAATCAATTGGCATGATGGAATGCCGGTAGACGAGAGCGCGGACGCCCAGAGGGACTCAACGCTAGTCACTGGAAAAGTCCGAAGCACGCAAGGACTGATGCGTGACAAGGGCAAATCCGAAAATGAGATCACACAAGAAATAACAGAAATGCGTGAGCAAGTAGTTTAATTTCTTTTTCCTAATAACAATCATAGCATCGGGGGTGAAAAAATGGCAGATGAAGTAAAGGTAAAAGACGGCGACAAGGAAACCACAACCACATTCAAGAGCAAAGCCGCAGCGGATAGGGCGGGTAGGCTACCTGAAAAAGATAAGAAGTGATTCTCAACAATTATTTTTTCCTAATAATAAACATCACAATCACGGCTACTGGATGCCTAATCCAGGGAGATATCTCTTATGCCAGAAACAGATGCAACAACTCAAGCGGCCACGTCAACCGCAACCAATGGCGAGAAAGAACAGCAGCAACAGGCAATCACGGCAGCAAAGCCGGAAACCAAGACACTCACACAAGTCGAAATAGACGCAATAGTCGAAGATCGGCTTGCACGCGATCGGAAGACGCGGGAAGAGAAGCTTGCAACTGATCTGGGAATGTCCCTCAAGGAAGCAAAGGCCCTTATCGTAGCTCAGAAGAAAGCAAAAGAAGATGAGAAGACTGCTCTTGAGTTGGCAAATGAAAAGTCTGCCAATCTGGAGAAGTCCCTCAAGGACCGAGATCTCCGAGACTTCAAGCGGACAACTATCGATCAGATGATCGCGGATAAGAAGATCAAGCTTCCGGATGGCGTTTCAATTTCTGACGTTCTCGATATGGTCAATGGACCCGACGAGGACGGGATTCTTAAGAGCGCGGGGAAACTGCCGAAGTTCTTCCCGTTTAACGCATCGATGGGCACTAGCACAAACCCGGCCAACACCGCCGCCAAGCCTGCAAACATCGATGAGCAGATCAAAGCCGCTGAGAAAACAGGCAACTGGAACTTGGCGACTAGCCTTAAAATGGCTAAACAACGCGAAATGTTCAAATAAAGGAGATAAGATATATGGCAAATTCTGATACCATAACAACTTCGTTTCTGACTCCCCAGTATCATGGGCAGCTTCTAACCCAGGGATCGCCTAAGACCCGTTTCCTCGCAATGATTGGAGGGCTCGGTGGTGGCGGCGCAAAGAGAGCCAGAGGCTGGCAGTTCGCTATGAACAGTCATAACGCTCTGGACGCCAGTGCTCAGGAAGACGTGACTGAGACCGAAGCCCAGACCGCACCCACACCCAGGAACTATGATCGAGGCCAGGACACTCAGGTCTGCCAGATATTCCATGAAGGAGTAGGCGCTACCTGGGCGGCAGAATCCGATCTCACCAAGCTTTCGGGTCTGTCCATTACGGGTGATGTCGAGGACATCAACGATCCGTGGGTTTCCAACATGAACATGACGATCGCTCAGATGGCCCAGAACGTCGAATACAATATGCTGAACGGCCTATACAAGGTCGCTGCAAACGTGGGCGAATCTAACCAGATGCGAGGCATCTTCTCCAGGACAGTCCAGGGGGGCGGCGCAGGAGTTACCCTCACCAGTAATGATGTAGATTGTGGCGGGGACGCACTCACCACCGCAGACATAGACGCCCTGATGCTCCTGATGAAGGAGACTGGAGGCAAAGAGGGTACCGATGGCATAACCATTGTGGGTAGGTATAGCTCCTTGAAGAAGCTTGCAGACCTCTATGGCATATCTGTGGCGGCCGGACCCTTGAACAATATAGGAACGGTCGCAGGCCAGATAGACACCATCGTCACCCAGGGCGGCAGGTTCCCTCTGGTTGAGGTTCCTCAGATGCCTGCTGCCACGCTCGGCTTCCTGAACATGTCCAAGATCAGCCCCGTATTCCTTCCGGTCCCTGAGAAGAACGGCAGACCTGGAGGCTATTTGTTCTACACTCCGCTCGCTCTCACAGGCGCAGCCGACAAGGGCCAGCTCTACGGCCAGATCTCGATAGACATCGGCGCAGAAGAATTTCATGGCGCCGTCTGGGATTTCATCTGAGGTCTCTATGAGAAAATTCTTCGTAGGGCTTCTTGCCCTCTTTTTGCTGCTGTCTACTGTAAGTGCTGTTGTTCCTATATCTGGTGGAATGCAAGGCGCGCATTTCAGATATATGTTGGTAGACGGTGTGAAGAGCTCTGCCACCGACAATGTGTTTGGACAGATCGCCATCCAGACAATAGCTGCTGCCGAAACTACTGACACTGACCAGATCAAGGCAGCTTCGGTAAACAGTTTCAACAGTACTACCCACTTCCTGCTGTGCTCTAGTGGCGTTGGTAGTTCTCGCTTCCTGGCACAGCCCGATGTTCCCCGGAACATCATAGCCACTATGAATGCGAGCACAACGGGCAGCTTGAAGCTCACAGGCACCGACATCTCGAATGCTGCTATTACTGAAAATCTCACCTGGGCAGCGGCGGCTGGCGCAAAGTCCAGCACAAGAGCTTTCAAAACAATCACCAGGGTAGACGGTACCTGTACCACCAACACCGCGCAGTTCTTGCTTGGAACCGGGGATCTCCTGGGCCTGAACACCTTGCTTGGAGCTACCAATACAGTGCTATTCTGTGCGTTGGGTGGCACCAGGGAGGGCACCGCACCTGCCGTGACCGCATCGGCAACAGTCTTGAGCCAGAATACCATCGATACCGCAAGCGCACCAAGTGGAGCCGTGACGAAGGTCTGGATGGTAGTATGATCGAAACTGTCGAGTTGGTATGCAAGCGCATTCACATGCCTTACCCCAACGTCAGGATTCCGGCCAATACGCGGGTCGCCATCGGCCCGCCCTGGATCGCTGAGGCCCTTTGTGCGCGGGGATTCTTCGAGAAAGTTTCTGAAGACATCCTGAAGAAGGAGCGAGAAGCCGAGACCAAAATCAAGGCCGATACTGAGATCAAGGCGAAGGCAGAAAAGAAGGCTATCAAGAAAAGTGAGTAAGCCTTTCTACAATTATTTTTTTGGAGAATAATAATGACAGAACTTGAAGGCAGTTATGTGAACGAAGCGGACGCTACAACCTATTTCACAGGAGATCCGAGATCCACAGCAGCCTTCATTTCTGCTATAGCGTGGTACTTGAAAAGGGCTACCAAAGCCATAGACGGCTTGCCTCTGCGCGGTCACAAGTACATGTTCTATGGTACTCAGGTTCGCCAGTTTCCCAGGGAGTACAGAGATGGTTTTGATTGGGATGAATTAACAGGCCTGGTTGAAGTGCCTGATCGCGTCTTAGATGCATGTTGTGAGGAGGCTCTGGCACTGTATCTTTTCTATGCAGATACGGATAGGACAGAACGCAAAGCGATGGCAGAAGATGGGGTAAAGTCCTATAGCCTAGGCGGAGACTACGGCGAGTCCCTAGGCGCTTCTGGCGCAGACAAGCATTATGGCTTGAAGTCTACTGAGGCGTATAATCTCCTGTCATCCCACATAGCACGATCATTTCCGATTGTATGAGGTTTGTTGTGCTGAATTAAAATAAGGATGTGATTATTATTGTTCCTGGTATCCGCAAAACGGCGTCGCGTGTGGATCGCACAAGCTGGAAGATCTTCTCCGGTCTTGCCTCTGTATTGCCATCCCTGGTAAGCGGTGATGGCCTGCCAACGGCGCCGTTCAAGTGCGCTGTGACCTGCTCCGTAGTGACAGGACACGCAGATGTCACCGGCTCAGTCACAATCGGGGCAGAGGTGATATCCTTCACCAGTGCCACCAGGAAGACATCCACAACGCTCCTGACTGCCTTGCCTGTCATCACTCAGAGTGGCCTGGACTGTCAGATATTAATTGAGGTCTTGTCATCTGGTGGGGTGAATATCTCGAAAGAGAGCCTGACCTCGATACTCATCGGCTTCAAGGCCACCCAGAAGACCTTCATGGATTCGACCGGGGCTTTCACCCTGTGCTCTGCCCAGGCCAAGACCACAGATACGCTATGCGTGGCGGGAGCGATCCTGCGGGTGGATGGGATCGACTACACTATTGTGCAGGTTGAGGTAAAAACGAAGATGAGCGGAAGAGAGTACATGCGTAAGCTCTTGCTGAAACAATGACCCCGGATGAGCAGATCCTCAAGCTCCTGAAAGACTGGGCTCCGGATGTAATCAATTTGCTCACAGAAGCGGATTATTTCAAGCTTCCTCGCGACTCCATCAAGCGCCAGGAGATTGCCAAGAAGATCGGCCTGGACACAAACGGTAAGCTCTTCAATCGGGTTCTAAAAGCATCGATGGACAAGAACGAATCTATCTCAAGCATAGTCTTGGACGAGTATTCGCTTAGAGCCTTCAAATCAGGCGCAAGAGAAGTCGCAAAGCAGCTCAATATTCCCTTTTCAAAGTATGACTGGAACGAAGGCGCGCAGGAGCACTTTCAGGAGCACGGTCTTCAGCTCGTGAAGAACATGAGCCAGACTGATCTTGATTCTCTTCGAGATCGCATTCAATATGATTTCAACCTGAACCCAAAGGACTTCGCCGAGAAGTATGCAGACTCCTATTCATGTTCTCCGTCTCGATTAGAACGTATCAAGAGAACTGAAAGTCATACCGAAACACAGGCAGGAGGATATGGCTTCGCAGGGGAAGCAGATTGTCAGTATGCTCAATGGATGTGTCACCCTGCGGGCAAGTATCCCCGGCCTTCTCATAGGGCCTGTTGGTATGAGGTCGTGAAATACGGTGAGCCGTTCAGTATAAGGCAAGTCTGGCCATCTGATCCGAATTGTCGATGTTACTTATTGTTTTACCTAGACAAAGACCACTTAGACCGAAAAGCGCAGAAGGCAGAATAAATACATATCACCGACACGATGATCCAAATACCCAAAACTCTGTCGCATGTAAGCGATTTTAGAGATATTACTCTAATAGAGGTTGATATTAAATGGCACTTTACGATAATGTAACAAGGATTAGGAATAGCCTAGAGGCTGCCAGAGTTATAACCACAGGCCAAACCACTCTAACTGATGCTAATCAGAAACGGTTACATTCAGGTTCTATAATATACAAACGTCTGTTCCTTGCGTTAAGTCCTGCAAACCCAATTGGAGATCCAATATACGTGGGGTTGACAGGAGTTACTCCTTCTACCGGGTTTCCTGTCCCAGATATCGGAGAACTGGTTATGATGAATATTGACATAAATACACTTTATGTTATCGGCACGGCAACTGATATAGTTTGTTGGAGGGGTGAAGTATGACATTGGATGCAATACTAAGAAGATTTCTGAAAGCACGTGATCAGGACATGGGCGGGCGTAAGCTCATGGCAGTGGGCGCGCCTACACAAGCGGGCGATGCAGTTCGCTGGGATGAGTTGCAGGTCGGCCTCAACTACATCATAGGTGTCGAGTGGGACACGTCAAGCAGCTCCCCGGCCCTAACGCAGATCGATGCCTATGGCACGGCGATCACCCAGAAGTCGCACGCCTGGTTCGACAGCCATCCCATTTACGGGAACATGTGGCGCTGCTTGCTGTCTGTGGCAGGAGTTCCCACGTTCGGCCAAAATGCCCGGGGAACCGGTCTCACGTTAGATGGTTCAGCCGGTCAAGTGATGGTTAGGATACCAAAGTGCTACGTCAAATCCGAGAAAGTCGATACCAAAATCCGATGGTGGATCTCGCCGGTGGCCTTTACAGGCTTTGAAATCCACCCCGCCTTCTTACAGCGAGGTGGCATCGAAAGGGCGCAGCTCTATCTGGGTGCCTATGCAGCCTGCCTGGGCATCGTTCCTGTGACGGGCGTAAAGTATCTCGTATCCAAGTCTGGCGAACAGCCGCTTACAGGTGGTGAGATTATCGAAGTCTCGTTCGATTCCGGATCTGTGGCCCCGGTCGTGGGTGAAATCATCACAGGCGAACCCAGTCTCATGAAAGGGGCTGTAGTCGCGTCATATGTAGCGACAGGATCTTACGCAGGAGGGGACGCGGCAGGAAAAGTCTACGTCAAGGCTGTCTCGAGAAGACTGAATTTCAATACCGGTGGACACGAACCTGTGGTAGGTGAAGTCATCACAGGAGCCACGTCAGGGGCAACGGGAATCTGTTCAAAGGTCGTTGTCACCTCGGGCTCATGGGGAACCAGTGATGCTTTAGGATACATCTTGCTCGAAGGCGGGAGCGGTAATGGATATGCCTATACGGTCGCCGAGAACATCCGGGACCCAAGCAGCAACGTGGTCGCAAAACCTACAGACGACGGCTCGACGTTAGGGCAGTTCACCGTTGGCGGTAACTTTGATGGATCTGTCGGTGGAGCCAATCTGATGACCTGCCAGAGCGTAGGCAGCGCGCTGGCATTTACGAGACAAAATGCCGAAACTTATGCGAACAACATCGGATCGTCTCGTTGGGGCTGCGAGAACATTTGGTCACTCGATCTCGTAACTATGCTCTATCTGATCGAGTATGGGAACTGGAATTCTCAGAGCGTATCGGTCGGGATTGGCCAAGGGGTTGTGAACAAATCAGCAGGGCGACGATTTAATGGCGAGATGAACGGTGCCTTGAGTGCAAATAGCAACATTGCCGTCAATGGAACAGGCACCGGAACAGGAACCGACGGTTTGACCCCCATAGTTTACCGGGGTATCGAGAATCTCTGGGGCAACGTCTACCAATTCGTCATTGGGCTGGACGCACTCGATGCTGCTTATAGAATTCTGAATCGAAACGGAACTGGGGTCCCGGCTTGTCCTTTAACAGCCGGAAACTACGAAAGTTCCGTGGCAGCTCCGATTGCTTATAACGTCTCGACTATGCCGGACGGATACGCAAAAGATCTGCTATACGAGGATCTTACCAAGTATCTCTGCATAGCAAACTTGGGCGCAGGCTCTTCAGGCACCTATCTCTGCGATATGATTTATTGGCACAGGCCTGGGCAAGTGAATGTTTGGCTCGTCGGTAGCTTTTGGTCCGTTGGCGCGCTTACGGGTGTCGGCTATCGGTCTGCGATTTTCGTTGCGTCGCTTTCGGCTCGTGGTGTCGGGGCGCGGCCCGAGTTCGTATGAGAACGTAGCACGGAAGACGAAAAATGGGATACCAGAGGTTCTCCGAGTTCGCAAAAGAGGATAAACACTTAGAAGGCCCCAAGAAGAGGATTGACGAGGCTTTAAACCTCGAAATCCTTATCACGGGCTACAAAATAGGTAAAAGCCGGTACAAGAATAGAAACAGCAACGAAGATATGGATTACCTATCTTTGCAAATAGAGATCAACGGTGAAAAGTTTGTAATCTTTACCGGCTCGCGTGTATTGGCAGAGCAAGTAGAAAAATACAAAGACAAAATACCGTTCTTGGCAAAAATTGTCAAGATAGATCGGTATTATTCCTTGTCCTAAAAATCAGGGTTGGTCAGGTCACGAAAGCTGTTTGGATCGTCAGTAGCAATTGGAACAATGGCACGAATACAGGTGTCGGCTATCGGAATGCGAATAACGTTACGTCGAATTCGAATCGTAATATCGGAGCACAGCCCGAGCTCGGGAGAGCTAAGTCTCGAACAGTGACTTAACCAGAACCGAAAGGTCAAATACACTACGAACTGAGGTGCGGTGTTAGTACCGAAAGGGAAAGTTCGGCACCTCAGCGAGGCTATTTTCATGAAGCGACATGGGAACCTTTACAGTCGAATATGCGACATGGAAAACCTCAAGCTTGCCCATATTAATGCTCGAAAAGGCAAACTCCGTTATAGTGAAGTTCAAAACGTCAATCAGAACCCTGCGATGTATCTGAGCGGCCTGCGAAGAATGCTTCTTGATAAGACCTACAAGACCGCGCCCTATAAGCTCATGCAGGTTTATGAGCCGAAGAAGCGCACTATCTACAAGCTGCCATACTATCCTGATCGGATTGCGCATCATGCTATCATGAACGTGCTGCAACCCATCTGGGACAAGACCTTCATAGATGATGTCTACTCTGCCATCCCGGGCCGAGGGCTCCACGCGGGCCTTATCAGATTAAGGCAGTTCATGAGAGACGAGCCAGGCACTCAATATTGCCTAAAGTTCGATATCAGCAAGTTCTATCCATCGGTTGATCATGAGATTCTCTTAGATCTCATCTGGCGCAAGATCAAGTGCAAGGACACAATGTGGCTCCTGGAAGAAATTATTCGTAGTCCAGGCGGAAATAAGAACATCCCTATAGGCAATTACCTCTCCCAGTATTTTGCTCAGATCTATCTGGATCCACTGGATAGATGGATTAAAGAAGAAAACCATATGCACTATTACATTCGTTATGGAGACGATGGCGTTATCCTTCATAGCGATCGGAAATTCCTGAAGGATTTGCTGACCGGAATCGCAGGCTTCATGAAAGAACACCTCGATTTGACCATCAATTCCAAGAGCCGCGTGTTCCCCGCCGATTCGGCCGGGATAGACTTCCTGGGATACCGGACTTTCCGAGACTATTCATTGCTTCGGTCAAGTGCGGCAAAGAGGTTCAAGAAAAAGATCCACTTCATAGAAGAAAATCATGCTTCGATGGAACCTCAGACGATTGTAAGCGTGATCATGTCCTACCTCGGATGGATCGGATTTTGCAATGGTTACAATCTGAAAAGGAAATATGTCACCGAAAATGATAAAATTTTATCAATATTAACACAGGCGAACGAGGTACTTCATGCAAGATAGATCAAATATCCAGAAGCCCTGGGTTGAACTAGGGCAGATCACAAAGAGCGTCGGAGGTTGGATCATCAAAGACCTCCTCGTTCGATGGAACGAAACACAAGTGACCAAGGACGGGCAGACCGACATGGGCGCGGGCGAGCAGACAGAATTTGTGTACGATGCGTATCGGTTCGATTACCCATTGCCCGCAGAAGTACAACCCGGGCAAGAGGCAGTAGAATACTATCTGGAGCAGGCAAAAACTGCTATCATCCAGACCGCTCAGGACTTGGTCGCGCAGGAGGCGGGTTTTCTTGACACTAACTGATGCACAAAAGATAAGAATAGACAACATCGCGTGTGGAAAAAGCATCGATAGCAGAATCGCCACCGAAGATCAGATAGCTGCTCTGCGTGAACAGGTCATCCTCCTCTCCACGGCAACGAAAACCAAGTTGGGTGAAAAGATGACGCAACTGGAAACGGTGGTTGCAGAAGAAAAATCAAAGAAGGAGAAGAAAGTGAAAACCAAAAAATAATTTTTTGGTCGGGCTCTGCTGCTCAATCAGTTTGGCTTTCCTACCTTCGATTGCATCAGAGTCCGGCCCTCCTTCATCTTTTGTAAATAATAATCAGAACAATATGAGGTGAGAAAGAAATGATAAAGACAATTATATTCCTACTGCTGCTGATTCCTATCGGCTCGGCGCTATCTGAAAATCTTCGAGTGTCCGGTCAGATAGATGCCTGGCATGATGGGGCAATAAGCGACCGAGCATCGGGCACCGGCACAATGGAATATGCTGCAGAAGGCTATCTGGGTGGCTTCAGTTCAGGCTTCAATCTGTCTAATGGCCAGGGAAGCTATTCTTTCAAGGCCGATGACTATTCCCTCCAGATTTCGGACTTTTCCGGATCTGCTATAGGAGAGTCGGATTCTGCAAGCACCACGGCTGATGTCAATGGAACTGGAACGCTCAAAACCAAATCTTACGATAATTCTCGGCGAGGGGTGCTCATGCTTGGTATGCAATCAGGCGAGATCAATGCCAGGGGCATTATTCTTGGATTCCACGCCAGCACTGGAAGAGCTATCGACAACGCAAGCCCGGATCTGATGGATACCAATGCGACAGAAGGCGAGCCTGTAGGTAATGTGACTGCCTTCCAGATCAATTCTAGCATGGAGTTTTCAATATGACTTGGCACGATGGTCCTAGATTAGAGAATCCGTTGCATACGGGTGAAATGCCGTGGGATAATGCATTCGATGTTACTGCATATCCTCATAATTGTGCATGGAGAAAGGTAATAGGACATATTCCGTGGAGGATTTGATGAGATTCAAGAAGGCCCCGAGAGCAGAAGAAAGCGATTGTATGCCCGGGAAGGGCATATCGGATGAGGAGTTCGCCAGCTTTTGTAAGACCCCGGAATATCTGAAGCGAGGCGTGACTGGACGCATAACTACAGTAGATGGTCAGGAGCTCTACATCGATGGTGCTGGCCTGTCGCCTGATAACCCAGGCAGGACCCGAGCAGAGTTTAAGGCTCGTTTTGGCTATGATCCCAAGCCCGTCTGGGAGAGGATACACAGACAGAAAATCATTGTTATTGGAGGTTATCATGGCAGAACTTGAAAAGGATTGCCTGGGACGATATTACCCCAAGGCAACGGTTCTAATGGCTAAGGAACCGTACTATTCGACATATTGGACATACCAGCAATTCCTGGATTTTGTCGCAAAACACAAAAATGATTATGGGTATCATGGTCACCAAGCCCAGATCTACGAACCCTGGGAGGGTAACTGCATCGGCGTAATCGGCATCATGTTCCATCCAAACGTCTTTAAGGAAAACTGGCCACCGGAGTTTGTGGTCTCGTTCAACACCACGGCGTGGGCCATGAAGAACCTAGATTGGGTTAGGCCCCTACAAACGGAGTGGACAAGCGATCTCAATACCGCTTATGCCATGATGGTGGCGATGGCTTATCCGAATCTGGAACTGTGGGAAGCATTCTTAAAATGCGATGGGGCAGATGAATGCCAGAGGGTCGCTATCAGGAAGTACCAGGGCATGGTCCATCGTCCAACTGAAAGAGATAAGATGATTCCCCCTGTTAGATTTACGGAAGCTGAAAAGGCGCAGTTTGTGAAGAACTTGGGTGGATAGGGCTTACCCCCATCCAATTTTTTTTCAGAGGTTCTTATGTCCTTGGAAGATATCTCAGGCGAGGATGTTCTATCTATCATCCGTCTCCTGGGCGAGAAACCGGCAGACATTGTAAGACGCAAAATCCTGATCGATGAAAATAATATTAGCAAATTTGTAATCCGAGACGAATAATAATCAGCAAATCGCTGAATTATGGAGCGCAAATGATCGCTAGATGGTTATTCGGTGAATTATTCACCAAGATCGAGCTAATGTGTAGCGATCTAAAAAAGTTGCATCAAGAGGTAATAAAAATGTCTATCGAACTCGAAAATCTGAAGGCGCAAGTTACTGCGTCTATTGACGTACAGAAGTCGGCCATCATCTTGATCGGGGGCCTGGCTGCCAAAATCGTCGAGCTGAAGGATGATCCCGTGGCACTCCAGACACTGGCCGATAGCTTGGTGACCCAGAAGGGCGAGCTGGCCGCAGCTATCGAAGCTAATACTGTGTGAAGTGTCTTGGGGGTCAAATTTCCCATAATATTATTATTTTTTTGATAATAGGTGTTAAAATGAAAAAGACGCTTTCAATTCTCGTAATTGCATTAGCTGCAATTGGTATTGTATCGGCTCAAGACCTGATTAAGGGCACTCAAAATGGTGGGCCAGCCCAGCTCTCCGGCCTATCGCCTGACATCTTCGATGGAAATTTCTTTCAGTCAGATGGATGGACCTTTGACACAACTTCCTATAGCCTGACCCCGAGCATGACGGCTTTCCTGAAAGACGATGCAAAAGATGGGGCGCCATTCTTCGTCAACAAGACTGCTTACCTGGGGCAACCTGCCAGCAAGAACGATCCCCGGGTGATGTGATGGCAGAACATTCTTTTGGCTGGCTCAAACAAGAACCTGATTCAAGGGACTATAGCATCGATCATGAAGCAGTGCGGGCCATGTTCGCAGGCCTGCCTAAAGTATTGCCTCCCTCTGCAGATCTCCGGCCTTATAGCATTCCTGTCATGGACCAGGGCAACCTGGGCTCCTGTACAGCCAACGCCCTGGATGCGATGGTCGGATACTTCTATGAGAAGGCAGGAACAGCGAAGGACTTCCGGGGTGCCAGGCTCTTCAATTACTTCTATGCCCGGAAGCTGGAGGGAACTGTAAGCTACGATTCAGGAGCCACTATCAGGGATATCGTGAAGACCTTTGCCAAGAACGGCATGGCGAAAGAAACTCTATGGCCGTACCTGATAAACAAGTATCGGACAACGCCTTCTGCAAAAGTCATCACAGATGCATCCAAGCGCAAGGCCTCCGCCTATGTGCTCATCGATCTGCCTGGAATGACTCCGGCACAGGTGATAACGGCCACCAAGACCCAACTGGCGGCAGGAAACGCTCTTGAGTTTGGTACCAACTGTTATCAATCCATCATGAACGTGGGTACAAGTGGCCTTATCCCGGCCCCGAAGAAGGGCGAGACGCCCGCTGGAGGACATGCTTTGTGTCTGATGGGTTATGATGACAGCAAGAAGGCTTTCCTGATTCAGAACTCTTGGGGCCTATCCTGGGGCATGAAGGGCTTTGGATGGCTACCGTATTCGTATTTTCAGACAGGATACCAGGGACAACCGGACGCCTGCGATGTTTGGACCGTAACTAAAGCTTCGTGGAGTGTATGAAAATGCAATTCGATTCAGTAACTATCAGTCTCCTTCTCGGAGCTGTGATCACCGTTATTGGTGTGGTATTTGGGATTAAAGGAATACAAATTAAGAACGACGCAAAGGTATTCGCTGCCGATTGCGCTGCTGCCTTCCAGCTATGGGCGGATCAGGACACGACCCCAACACCTGCACAATTGGATGCTATGAACGTGGCCGTGGAAAAGGTTATTGCGGATGCACTAGTGCTTGGCGCAGACTTTGGCGGACTGTTCACTCCTGTCCAGGTAGCAATCCAGAGAAAGATGGCACTCCGAAGAGGATAGGGCATGTTTGACAATTGCTCCATTCCTCTTTTAAGCAGCGAACGGGGCATGATCCTGGTAATAGCTCTGGTTTGCTATACCATTTTGGCACTAGAAAAGGCGCCCGAGATGGTACTAACTACAGTAGGCGCTCTCTTGCTCCTTGGGTTTGGATTCTATTTCAAGGACAAGGCAGCAGAGGCAGTGCAGTTTGAAGCTGCAAAAACTGAAGTGGCCAAGATCGAAGCAGCGAAATGAGGTTACATGCTGCCAATCTATTATTTTCTTTTTGCCCATGACAAATGGGAAGCGGAAGAGAAAAGGGAGAAAGAAGAATGTCAGGAGAAAGCTGGTTAGCAATTCTGGCACTTCTTTTTTTGATATGGCGGTTAAATTATAATTTAGGATAATGAGGTTTTATGATCGGTGATGGTCAATTGCATAAACCAGATTGCATTTCTATAAGCATCCAAGAGCTAGTAGACGGCAAAGTTCGTGACCTAAAAGATATCATAACCGCCCAGTTTAAAAGCGTCGAAGATAAAATTTTCTATCAAGCGAAGTCTGCTCAGATTGCCCTGGATAAAGCGTTTGAAGCCACGCAACTTGCGATTACAAAAGTTGAGATCTCAACCAAATCGGGATTTGAAAATACTAACGAATGGCGGGCTACGCTGAAAGACCAGATTAGTACGTTTGCTACTCGTTCCGAGATTGAAACCTTGAAAGAAACCGTCAATGGTAAGATGAGCAAGTCTGAATATGACAATAGGCATGCGTCACTTGAAACTAAGATTGACAGTGTCGGAAACAAACTTGAGAACTATTATCTGAAACCTGAAGTTGATATGGCCCTGAAATCGTTGGGGGAAGAGACCCGTAAGGTATCTGATCGGCAGTGGTTGTTGGCTTTGGGGATAATTACAGCCCTGTTAGGTATAACATTCGACTTCATAACGAGGAGATAATCATCAGCTACAAGCCCAGGTGCTTTAGCCCTGGGCGAGGATACATGAGATTCACAGACATCGATTGGAGAGACGCTCTGAACGGGTCAACATGGACAGTGGCCGAATATCAGTATGTCAAATCGGTATGTGATGAGAAGATAGCGCAGAGCGAGGCCCGAAAATGGCAATCGTTGATGATCTGATCAAAATCCAGCGCCTCTATGGATGCTGCCCGGATGCCAGGCCCTGGTTCCTGGAAGTCAATTTCGAATATGAGAGACTTGCCAGGGAAAACGAGCAAGTGGAGATCGGACTTTGCTACAATCACTGGATAAACGGCACATAGATCTCAGAGATCACATAGATCTGGTCTATGCTCTCTGGCGCCAAGATTCCGAGATGGACATCATGGCAGGCTTTGATTGGCAGCCTCTGGCAGGAATATAACATGGTTAGACTAAAAATTTTTGACCTGATCGATGCAGAAGGCTGGACGCCGCCTGTGGGCCTCCGGATAGACGAATCCCAGGGCTTCCCGGACGTTATAGTCGAAACCTACGATGACCTGCCAGAGGCGATGTGAAATGGCCGGAATCGATATCAAGTTTCTCAATGCAGACAAGATCATTCAAGGCCTCAATGATAGGGTCAAGAACATCGAATCCACCTTGGAGAAGACTGCCAAGGGTATGGGAGTTCTTGCCTGCAATGAGATCCACCCACTGACTCACAAGAAGACTGGCAACTGGGATAGTACAATACATGCCGAGGTTTCGAAGTTAGGGCCAATGAAGTACGAACTTTGGGTAGGTTCACGAGGGGCTTTCAATGGCAGCGGATACAATTATGGAGCCAGACAAGAAAAATTGAATCACCCCATCGAACGGGGATGGCAAAGTGCGCAGGGCGAGATGAAAGATCTCTTCCAGAGGAACATCACCGCAGGCCTGCAAGGAAAGAGCATCACCGGCTCAGTATCCGGACCGGATGAAATGAGCACGATGGCGGGGATCTAAGAATTTGGAGAAGGGCTGCTTATAACGCCCGGCCCCTCACGCGCGTTTGATCTCGGCTCGGATGGGGCTGTCTGTCATACATCCGTTTCGGCAGCTCTCGCGTCCCCAACGCATTTGCGCACCGATTAACTAAAGATTGATTTCTGAGGATAAATATCTATGGCCGATTTCTCTTTCCATCCCACCCTGATAGCGAAAGTCTTCGAGAATAACGACGCCCTGAACGTAGCTGTAGACGGCCAGATAATCCCCAACTTCCGGCGTGCAAATGCAGATTCGTATTTGGCCGGGGCGCATCAGGCATGTATAGGTATCCGCACCGTCCAGGGTCTAACAGAAGCACTCCCAGGAAGCTACTTTCATGGGGGTACAATAGAGGATCATCTTATAGAGATTTCTGTGATTCAGATCTCAGACAACGAAGTTGGAGCAGATGCAATAGTCGCCATGATCGTAGATCTCCTGAAGTCCGGCCTGCGGATCAATTACGGTGGCACAGAATACGCCGCTATAGTCCTGGGCCTCAAGTTTGGCCTTCTGGATGATGATCAATTCACAGATCGGATACAGATAATCGGTACTTGCAGGCTCAAGTATCTGGATAGCTAATCTAGTTTCCTAATCACAGTTTTTTCCTATCTATTTGCAAATAGAATTGTAAGGAGTTTGTTCAAATGACAACACTTGGAGCAGTTAGCCCGACGACCCAAACACTCGGGCTTGATATCGAGTCTCCCTCGGGCGTATTGTCCTCAACACCGACCCAGTGGGTAGTTCTCGGCGCAGAATCACGACCTAAAAACTCTAAGCCAAGCGGCCAGAGGCAAGTCTTTGGTAATCCAGATCCTATCCTGACCTGGCGAAAGGGAGAGACTACAGACATGTCCTTACCAATGCTGCCCCTCATGGAGGACAACGGCCTGGGCGATCTGTTGCTTGCGCATTTCGGGTCAGACACGCCCGCGCGGGTGGGCACATCTGTCGGATATGTTCATGCGTTCATCAGGACAGCACCGATCAAGACTCTCACGATGTGGGTTCGTGACGGCCTGCACGACAAGACAATCAGAATGTGTGCTGTTGACACTCTGAGCATCACGGTGAAGAAAGACGACGGAGACGTCCAGATTGCCTGCGACCTGAAGGGCGCAGATATGATCGAGTCCTCCACCTTCGGCTCACCGACATACGTCGATCTCGAATTGGCCGAAATTAAGGCTCTCAATGCCTTCCAAGCACGCCTTGAGTGGGGCCAGCCACAATCTGCCATCAGGGAAACCTGGACTCAGCTTAAGTTCCAGTCCAAGATGAACGTTGTTCTTGGGGCAAACAGCAAGGCCGGTCAGCATTTCGCCGGGTCTGGCTCGCCGCAGCTCGTCACAACTCCGAAATGTGATACAACCCTGGATATCGACTTCATAGATACGGATGGAGAAGAGCTGCGCAGGTACCGATCTGGCACTATGTTTGCAGCCGTGGCCACTCAACAGGCTGATAATGCAGGTCTCGTCGACTACAGATTCACCATCTTCGCTAACCAGGTGGATGTTGCCAACGCCAAATGGGGCGAGGCAGACATAGCCAATACTGGCGGGGTTACTATGACCCTATCTGGGACATACTCAGGCGGTGCCGTCGTGACTATGTACGAGATTAAGGTCACAACCGCTGCTTCACCAAACAAGTATTCGTGGAGAAGTTGCATAGGTGGCGTTTGGTCTGCCTGGTCGACCGAGATCGCTATGCTCGTGACGGCAACCGCAATAGGCGCTGAGGGCATCACTGTGATCTTCTCTAGCCTCACAGCAAACGCTCTTGGAGACAGGTTCTACGTCTACAGCCACCCGATGAGATACCTGCGGGTTGTCAGCATGACCAACCGCTACGAATCTTTGACGGACCAGGGCGGCAGGGACTTTGACGCGAAGACAGCATCGTGCTACCACACCTCCGGGCCGGCTGCAACCAAGCCACTATTGAGCATGTGCATCGCCAAAGCCTCAGCATATTCTTAGTTGCTCCAGAAGACTTTGAGTTTGGTGATGATTGGGAGGAAGAAATGACATTCTTAGGAAGCGAAAGAATAACGCTCGTAAGCGAAAATGCAGTCGCGGCTACCATCCCGGTAAACACAAACCGACTGGTGATTTTTCCCGAGCCGGATATTGAAACTGAGATCCGGTTCGCGATAAATGCCGTTGCCAGTGCGGTTAGTCCTGGGAAGGTGCCATTGCTTGATCCTATCCTCCTGACCATCAGCAATCTTAATTCCCTATCTTTCTGGGGCACAACCGGCGATTTTGTGGGAGTACAGTATTTTAATCAGATTTAGGAGGCCAACGTTAACATGTGGACGATTATGCGAAACTTTCAGTTGGGAAACGAGAAGCATCCGACTAATTATCTGGTCGGGCAAGTCGTTTCTGATGATGAGTTTACAGAGGAAATACGGAATACCAAGTTAATCCCAAATGGCTGGATCCAGCACGAGCCCGGGGCACCACAAGAGAAGGAGAAACAATATCTTTCAAAAGAACCGTACAAAGATCCTGAATAAACACAAATTTGGCCCGCGATGAAGTCCTACCCAGGACCAAGCGGGCTCCCTCATCTTTTCTGATTACACAATCCTGCTTTATCATAGTAGAAACTTATTGATAAAAATGTGTATATTTAAATCGAAGGGAGCAAACAGACATGTCAAAGAAATTTACAGAAGTGGAGCCCATTGAGGCTCAGATGAATGAAGCACCGATGAATGAAGACAACGAATTGAACCTTGACAATGTAGAGGCGTTGAATGCAGCCCTCCAGCCGAAAAGGACATCCTATCCGATCACACTCCAGAACGGTCAGAAGCTCAGGGTCCCTATTCAGGTCCTGGGCATGGCTCACGGGATGGAAGCATCGGATGGAGAGCACTATAAACTTGGTGAACCCAGCAACTCCAAAAAGGGTAGGCGCGTGTGGGTCAGGAAAGCAAACATGGGTTTACTTGATGGCTGGTCGATCGCCAACGACAAAGACTTCAATCTGATTCAAAAGGGCGAAACCCGAATAGAGTCTCAGGTAAGATTGCTGCAAGCCAAAAAGATACCGATTACTATCCTCAGTATGCGAGATTACAATGGTTTGAGCGAGGCCATGTTTCCCGGCTCCATGGACGATCCACAAGATATCCGAGACCGGGTGGATGCAATCGATAGTGAGGTTGGCGAAAGAGTTTCCAATCCTGGGGCCACCGACGATGGCGGCGCAGCACTATTATCCTAATCTTTTTGAGGACATATCAGGGGAAGAACTGCTTCAGATCGATCTTGAGTGTATGTACGAGGCCAATCGTCGGGAGATAGAAGCTGGTGAGAAGCAGAAGAAAGACTCCGATTGGGGCAGTAAGCATCCTGGGGCCGAGCCCTTCCCCGACAGAGACACGATGTGGGCGAATGCAAAGGCTGCGAAAAAGAAGGCGGAACAGAAAGAAGAGGATTAGTCTTCTTTCTTCTTTTTTGGGGAATAATAAAGCATATTGATAATAACTTAGGCGGTGATTTTTATAGGTGCTGAAGATCTTGCATATAGAGCCACACTTGACTTAAGTTCGTGGGCAAATAGTATCAAGCAAATGGGCTCCGACATGGGGAATACCGCCAAGAATATGGCTTCCAGTATCGAGAAGGGGGCGGGCGACTTTGGCGCGCTGGGTGGCAAGTTGGGATCTCAGCTTGTTTCTGGTCTAACGTCGCAATTTGGCACTTTAGGGAAGTTGGGAGGCACACTTGGGAGTGTACTCTCAACAGCAATGGCAAGTCCTGTGGCTGGGGCGATAGCAGGCGTAGCCGCGATAGGCGCACTGACAGCCGGGATAACTCAGTGTGCTGATGCAGCCGGAGGCTTCCAGAAAACTATGGCTCAGGTCGCCTCCGCCACCGGAGAATCCTATTCCAGCCTCGCTAGTGGGATCGAGGATATGACTCGTGGAACCGGCACAAGCATGACAGAAGCCGGGGCTGCAGCTCTTCAATTATCAGATACATTCAAAAATAATAAGGATATTCTGGACGCACTTCACGGTTCTCTGTTGTTGTCGAAAGGGGCGCATATGGATTTATCCAGTGCCATTACAACCACATCCGGTGTATTAACACAATTCAATTTATCTGCGACAGATTCAGATCGAGCCGCCAATGTCTTCGTTGCCGGAGCGCAACACTCCAAAGAATCTGCCACACAGTTGGGGCAGGCAGTTGAAGCAGTCGGACCTACTGCCAAGAACCTCGGAATGTCCCTGGAAGAGACAACTGCTATGATGATGGCTTTTGGAGACTCCAATCTCAAGGGAGCCGAGGCCGGGTCAGCCTTTGCCATGTCGATGAAGGGGCTGACTAAGGATAACAAATCAGTAACTGATAGCTTGTCGGCTATGGGGCTCACGTTCGACCAGGTCAATCCACAGATGCACTCGATGGATGAGATAATCAACACCCTGGCGGCTCATCACATGACACTGGCCGAGTCACAAGCCCTGTTTGGTCGATCCGGGGCGGCCATGTATGCGGTCGTTTCGGATGGCACAGGGAAACTTGAGAAATATCAGACCGCGATAACCGGCACTACCGCCGCCGTGGATGCCGCCAAGGTTGCAGGCAATAACTATGAATCCACAATGAAAAAGTTCGGGGTGGCCGTCGAATCTGCTGAAATAGCTCTTGGGAATGTGTTCATCCCGGTCCTGACCAATGTCTTGTCTGTAATGACAGAGCTGACTGTCGAATCTGTCCTTTTCTGCGAACGATTGGGAGAGATCCCAGCCAAGATAACAGCAGCGTTAGCACCAACCATCAAGAAAGGAGATACTTTCATTCTGGATCTCTTAGGGTTATCAGGAACGGCCAATCAAACCCAAGTAATATCCGCTCAAGCGATGGGCACGAAGATAGCAGGGGTCTATAGCGACTATCTGGGCAAGGGCATAACTGCCAAGTCTGGAGAGATCGCAGACCAAACCGGGAATGCTCTTGGGGGAGAAGTGGCCCTGAAGGCTGCTAGAGATGCCGCTGATAAGACTGCAAAGGAATTTACCGACAGATTCGGGTCACAGTACGAGGCCGGCATGGCTCAGATGGCAGACGGCACTTATAAAAGTTGGGATGCCATTGTTGATCAACTCGCGGGCAGCACCGGGTCGGACACGAAAATAGCGAACGCTTTCGATTATCTAGGAAAACAGCTTGAACTGGGTGTCACCCGTACAAGTCAGCGATTGAATAATTATGTACTGACGTCACAAGGCACAATAATCGGACAGCTCAGTAACCAGACTTTCTATGATCCATTAAAAGCGTTCGAGTTGATGACTGGTATGCCCGCTCCTGAAAAAGGAACCGCCGCATATTTCCGTCTGCTCGGGGATGCAAGTCAGGCGCAAATCGTCGAAATGAAAGCTACTTTGGAGAAGGAGACAAATGCCGCCTTCAAAGAGCTTGAAATCGACACGCCTACATTAAATTTCAAGATGGGACTCAGTAATCAAATTGACCCCGTTGTGCAGGAATACGCAAAAAATTTCTCGGATGGATTTAAAAACATCGATTGGCAGAACCTGCCCGGCATGGTTGCAACCGCCGGAAATTTAAAAACATGGGCTAAAAATAATTTGTTACCGTTTGAAGCCGATTCTCTCGGCGCAACCATCGATCAGCAGATGGCCGACTACAAAGCCCATCTGGTAGCCGGAATAGCCGACGCGGGAACTTTTGTCAAAGATGCCATGGGCAAAATGGGGAAGGATGCTACTCAAGCCTTCTCGGATGGGTTCATTTCAGACTCGGAGAAGACTATGCTCCTGGGTCTGAAGCCTCAGCTAGAACTCTTGCAGCAGCAATCTCCCGAAGAATTCCGCAAGGCAGGCGGGGATTCCATGCTTGCCATGATCGATGAAGTCCAGAAAGGCGACTTGCCAGGAGCATTCGCTGCAATCGGAAAGAAGTGCGGCGAAGACTTCAAAGAGAATGTCCTTGGTGGTATGTCCGAGACTGTAAAGGGCCTCAAAGATATCATCAATGATCCTAATCTTTTGAAGGATTCCATTGCCGATCCTATGCGATTTTACACAGGCACTATCAAGCCTGCTCTGGAACAGATGAAAAAGGATGGCGACGAAGCGTTGGCATCCGGTCAGCAGAGTGCGAACCAGTTATATAATGAATATGTGGGTCAACTCTATAAAGTATATAATCTAGTTCCTGGATATGTCCAAAAAGCCATAGATCTTTTTGCAACCATTAATCCGGCTACAGGGGAGGGCATGATCTCCTGGCAAGAGATGAACAATATAATAGATCGGGGCAACGGTCTACTCGACACAGCAAACGGCAAGGCGACTCAATTTTCATCAACCTTACAAACCGGAACGGGCACCACTCTCACTTATGATGCTGCACACAAGCAACTGACCGCCACTTTGGCCGGACATTCTGCGCAAATCCCGGAACTGAGTGCGAAGGTGAATGATTTAGACCAGAAATACCATAACGGGGTACTCACCGTTGATCAGTACAAGTCTGCCATAGTTGATCTAGCCACCAACGCACTGCCTAAAACATCATCGGCGGCTATGGACGCCGGAAAGGGCATAGATTTTATCACGGTATCGGCAAATTCGTCTACAGGCGCGGTCAACAATTTACAAGTCGCGTTAGGCTCATTGATTGCCACCCTCAACAGCATCCCAGGCGGAGCGGCAATTCCATCAAACTTTGGCAACTTCTTCGGGACAAACAACCAGGCCCCGGCCAAGCCTTCGGCAGCAACCCCCTCATCTGGTTATGCGAATCCTGTCTCAAATCCTGTTTCATCATCTCCTGTCGTATATGGAAACCTCGGGCCTGGCGTATCGTCTCCGGTCGGGGATTTCCTGAAGTCCTTTGGAACCGTGCAACAATCTACCGTGCCCCTGACATCTCCTTCGAGCACCTCGGCATCGCAGGCCGTTCCTGTGGTCATCATGAATCAGGCGAGCAATCCGAGCATTATCAGCAACCCCTATGACGCCGTTAAGATGGATTATGCCGCAAGCCCCTGGTTGAA